GGGCAGCTAAATTAGTTCCTAGTGTGTATAAAGCACAGATTGATGAATTACAAGAGACTATCAACGGTACTTGTGAACAATTGAATGAAGGATATGGTCATTTGAAATCTACTCAGATCAAATCATATTTGAAGTTATTGAAAGATTTGGTTATGTCGTGTTCTCAACAAGTGGTTAGTGTTAAGAAGCCTACTGTTACTAAGAAACCAAAGTCTCCTGCTGTAGCTGTAAAATTACTGAAGTTTCTTGCCAAGTTTGATGAGCTAAAGTTGGTATCAGAAAAACCAGTCAAGATTGTTGATTGTCAGGAAGTATGGTTGTATGATACTGTTAAAAGAAAGTTACAAATGTATAAGGCTGTAAAAGGATCCAAAATTTCAGTCAGTCGTTCCTCTATAGTAGGATTTGATATTGAGGCATCTTGCTCCAAAGCAATTAGAAAACCAGAACTGTTGGTAGAGTATGCTAAACTTGGTAAGAGAGAACTTGGGAAGTTGTTCCAAGATATGAAATCCAAAGCTCATTCTGTTACTGGTCGTACTAATGAGAATGTTATTATTTTAAAAGTATTTGCATAAGGAATCTAAATTGATCATCATCGACTATTCACAAATATCATTAGCTTCAGTATTCATGATGGAAAAGGAGTTTTCATCTGATCTGGAACAGAATCGTAACATTATTAAGCATACTGTCATCTCTAGTATCTTGGCCAACAAAAAGAAGTTTGAGGGAGAATATGGTTCTGATATTGTACTTGCTTGTGATGGTACCAATTATTGGAGAAAGGCTGAGTTTGCTTATTATAAATCTGGTAGAAAGAAGAAACGGGATGCATCTAACCTGGACTGGAAGTTTGTGTTTGATGTATTAAACGAGACTAGGGATGAATTGAAAGCTCATTTCCCATATAAAGTAATCGTACTTGATAGAACAGAAGCTGATGATGTTATTGCTTGCTTATGTAAATGGACTCAGGACAATTATCTTACTGAAGGAGGACTCGAACCAATTCCTAAGAAGACTCTGATCATTAGTTCAGATAAAGATTTCAAGCAACTACATAGATACGCAAACATTAGACAGTACAGTCCTCTATTCAAAAAGTATGTAGAGAAACCTAAGAGCGTTCCTGAATTCATTAATGAGCATATTGCTTGTGGTGATTCTGGAGATGGTATTCCAAACATACTTAGTATAGATAATAGTCTTGCTGATAGTATTAGACAGAAAGCAATGAAGAAGGATAGACTAGAACAATTTATCAAGTTAGGAATTGAGGCTTGTAATACTGATGAAGAAAAACGTAATTGGCAACGGAATGAGTTGCTAATCTCATTCGATAAGATACCTCAAGAAATCAATGATAATATTATTACTGCTTTTGGCGATAAGCCATTAGGAAATAAGAATTCAATCTTTGGTTACTTGGTGAAGAATAAGATGAGATTGCTTTTGAATGAAATAGATAATTTTTAGGAAGGAATATGGAATTGAATAAACGTGAGACTGTAGTAGAAATGCTTCAACGCTTTAATGATGGAGATACACTTCAGTTATTGAAAGATAACTCGTCTAACGAGATTTTGAAGTTGTTGTTTGGGTATGGGTTCATTCCTAAAGGTAAGTGGTTATTACCTGAAGGAACTCCTCCTTATAGAGAAGATGCTGCTCCTGTAGGAATGGTCAAAGCAAACTTATGGATGGAGATTAAGAAATTTGATAGATTTCTGAGAGCCGATATAAACAAACTTAGAAGAGAGCAATTGTTCATTCAATTATTAGAAGAAGTACATCCTGCTGAAGCAAAATTAGTGATAGCAGTAAAGGACCAAAGTATTCCAAGTATATTTCCCAATATCACCTTGGACAAAGTTGTCGATGCTGGATTCTTTATTTGGCCACACGGAATTGATGAAACTGAGTATAGAAATTCTGTGAAGAATAAGGAGGTCATGCCAGCACCAATCCCAAAGTCAGAATTGACCCAACCAGTCTCTGGGAAAACAAGAGGCAGACCAAAAAAGCTAGTCGCTTAGAATCGATTCATGTTTGGTTAGTAAAGATTTCAACTTATCTTGTGTGGTAAGTTGAAATTTTAGAGAATTGTGATATAATATTATTTTTGGGAGAATATAATGAGTGCAAACTGGTGTTTGGATATTGAAGATATGCATGATAAGTTTGATGTGAATACTACAATGAATGAACTTACTCCTAATCAACTAGCATTCTTCTTGAGATTCAAATCACGAAATATCGAACGAGAGTTTGAAAAGTTCTCTGATGCTAAGAATGCTGAAGCAGTAGTAAGTTCGTTGATTAATCTTTGTTTCGAATGTGTTTCTTCATTGGATGCTCTTGGAGTTGATACGTATGAGGCTTGGGATAGAGTGATCGCGTCTAATATGGCCAAAGAACGTCAACTAGAACCAGAATCTACTAATCCACTCGATCTTCCCAATTTAATCAAACCAGAAGGGTGGATTGCTCCTACTCATGAAGACAATGTAGGTTTGCTTAGTAAAGTAGTATTCATTAATACTGTGGATTATACTTCATAATGTACTCACTAACTGCTTTTAGTTCGATTTATGATAACAAGACTCATAAGCAGTTACAGCACGACACGTGGGATTCTTTTGAGAAGATGTTGTATAGTATGGCTAGAATTCCTGGGTATAAGTTAAAGAAAGGAGAATTCCGAGCACCTAAGGGTGTAAAGGCTTCTCCTTTAATTACTCCAGCAACATACAAACCAGATACAACAAGATCGAATGATGCTGTAATTGAATGGTCAGGTTGGGCTGCTCTTGATATCGATAACCACCAATTTGAAGGCAATCTTGAGCAAGAATTGAAAAACAAATTTGGTGAGTATTACTACGTCTGCTATTCTACTTCTAGTTCAAAACCAGACTATCCAAAATTCAGATTAGTATTTCCATTAACTCATTCTGTCAGCAAAGATAAAATCAAACACTTCTGGTTCTCTTTGAATAAAGAATTTGATGATCTTGGTGATGGACAGACTAAAGACTTATCCAGAATGTATTACGTTCCTGCAACGTATCCTGATGCTCATAACTTTATATTCACCAATGTTGGTTCATTCATTAATCCTACTGAGTTAATGATTAAGCACCAATTTGAGCAACCTAGAGGACCTTTGACTCTATTGGAACAAATGCCTCCTGATATACAGAAGATGATTGTTGCTCAGAGACAGGATATGCTTTTAGATGCGGCCGATAAGAACTATACTTGGACCTCATATGAAGATTGTCCATTTGTTAATAAGAAACTGATATCAGAATACGTTTCTATTGCTCGTACTGATGGTACAGGAAGATATCGGATGATTTACAAGATTATGGCTAGTATTGCTTGTAATGCAATCAAAAGAAAGTATCCACTCACTGCTCATCAATTAGAAGAGCTTATTAGACAACTAGACAGAAACACATCAAATTGCTATGCAAAAAGACCACTACACAGAGAAGCATCAGGAGCCATCGAGTATGCTTATAAAACAACCTAGTTGGAATGAAAGATTTATGGAGATGGCTGAGTTAGTATCTACTTGGTCGAAAGACCCATCAAGGAAGATTGGTGCAGTAGCAGTAGGATCCAAACGACAAATCCTATCTACAGGCTATAATGGATTTCCAAGAGGTATAGATGACACTGAAGAAAGATTGAACAACCGTGAATCGAAATATCAGTATGTGGTTCATGCAGAACAGAACATGATTTATAATGCTACGTATAATGGTATATCGTTGGATGGTGCTTCATTGTACGTATATGGATTACCAATCTGTCACGAGTGTGCTAAAGGCATTATACAGGTAGGAATCAAAGAAGTGTTTATATGCAGAAAATCGTTATTGGATAGACCAAACTGGTACGATTCGTATTTGAAATCTAAAGAAATGTTTGATGAAGCTGGAATTGTGGTAAAATTAGTGTGAACGTCCTTGTCCAAGCATATCCCTATGCTATCCCTCAAAAGTATTTATGTCGAAATTTATTTTCATTTGCCTGTTGACCTTTTCTTATAATCAAGGATAATAGCCGTAAGTTAACCAATCGGGTTAACAAATTTAAACTTGAAGAGGAATTATAAAATGGCTTATTTCAACGATGCAGTAAAAGAAGGTGGATTATTCAGTAATGGTTTTGCTAATTTCGAATACAGAGTTAGTGAAGGTAAAGCTGAAGGTCAAGGAACTTGGGGTATTGATAATGGATTCAAATTTGAGATTGCAATCTGTGATGGTTCTGTTAGATTTGCTAACATCAAGAAAACTGTAGCTTACATTTGCACTGGTATTGATGATATGGGTAAGCCAGTTGTTGAAAAGTGGAAAATAAAAAAACACTTTTGGACCAATATCAAGTTTTAAAAGTTGACTTCTGGCTATTATCGTTGATAATAGCCTTATATTATTATTTTGACGAGGAATTATATCATGCTATCAAAAATCACCAAAGCAAATCCTGCTTTCAAAACCAACATCCTATTTGCTGTTTATGGATTGATCATCGGTGCTGTTCTTACTAGTGGAATCATTTATCAAACCACTAAGAATTCATATTTCAAAGTATTCAACACCAAGATTGGCCTGATGGTTATCGTCAATGGCGGAGTCTATACACTTGAAGAAATCCGTAAATGTTCTAACGATTGCTAGGAGAACTGAGATGAAAGACAAAATTAAAGAACTTGCTTACCAGGTTAAACTGCT